CTAATAACTGTTTGTTTGTATCCTATACATGTCCAGAACACATCAAGCAATATTTTCCCACAATTCATGAGAACGATACCACCGATCATGATTACGATGTAGTGCTAGGTACCAATAAACATTGCGGGATTGACATCGAATCTGTATTCTTTGATAAAAATCTTTATAAAACCAATAAAATAGCACAATATGATCGTAATCTGAACTACCATACAGGTGTATATTACGGTACATTACCTCCATATTTAAAATCGACCACAATTATTTTGGATCCAGCCGATGAATCACCCAAATTTCTATATTTAAGAGATCGTGTTAATGCACCAGCATATAATATTGAACCATTCGCGGCCATATTTCGTCATCATACGATGGATAATTTCGTGTTTGAAAACATTGATGAAAATGAAAATGATGAGTCTACCACGTTCAAACTAAACACATTTAATTCAGAAGGAAAACCAAAAGAATGTGATTTCACCATCAATCTCAAAACAAAGATTTATCTAGGAGACAGAGGAGTAAACACAATGATTGGGGATATTCATTGAAATAATAACCCTTTCACATCGTATTTCAAAAATAAATTTACAGAAAATTTATTTTTTATACATAACGCAGCCAGCCTTAATATTTATCAAATGGGTCACTGAAGTCGTCGCATAGTGGCTTTCATTGGTTCGTGTGTTGCAACGGGGCACTGGACGAGCATGACTTTGATATCTAACCCTCAACTATCTTTTGGTTTGCAGCCATGATGAACAAAATGGTCTAATCGACGAGTAAGACAGAGACATGTAACCTTTTCAACATTTATGTAGTCTATTATTATCTTTAGTGGTTTGACTCGGTCCATTGATTAACAATGCACACCGGGCTGATAAAAAATGTCCATAAATACATGTTTGAACTGGTTTTATTTAATCACGAGTAGCACCATTTGAATATTAGGTACTTTTCGATGATGATCTACACCGTGCTTATCAATACATACTGTCTTTTATTTCATCAGAAGTATCGTTCTATGTTGATGACCGCGCGTTTTGACGGGGTACATGTAGGACACCCCCTATCTCTGTTGACCTTCGCTACATTTTGTCATGACGTTTTTTATTTGAATGGTTCTATTTTTTTCCTTCACCGCATCCACTTTTGATGTTTTGATCTTATCATTTTGACACGATGCGTAAAATCTAGATCTAGGTTTTCCATCTCTGCACTTGCCAGTGCAAAGATAATAGTGTATATAAAATTTTCCAAACCAAATTACAATACGGGAAATCCCAATGCCCCACCTGATATCCTAATTATGGTGTTATTTATCACAGTTGTGATAAATTCGAAAGTCTGTGCGTAGTCAGCGCCAGATCCGGCACCTCCATTGCCTCCAGCTCCAGTAATGGCAAATGTAGATGCCTCTGGGGAAATACTTACATTGGTCAGTTTACCGTAGTTAGTCGACCCAAGTGGATCAATTGCATAGAAGTCAAGTGAGTAAGAATAACTGTGGTACCCAGTAGGATCTGGAATAGTAGGTGCATGATACCATGGATTAACATAAGAAAAATAATCTGATCCCATTTGCGCCAATCTAGTTGTGTTTTCATAAGTAATAGTTGTTCTAGTGATTGGATCAAACGCATTAGATGGTTCAAACACAACAGTCTGAGGACCCGTAACAGGTGATGCCGATGTATAATTGCTCCATACATTAGTGTGGGTAGTATTTCTAACCGCAAAGAATAGTGCCTTAATGGCATGGGAAAACCTAATATCATAAACAGGTGTTGGATTAGTCAACGGAGCGAATGTCTGTCGAGGTGCCGTTTGGACCTGTTCAATTAGAAGATCCCTTGGAGCACAAGCCATTCGCTTACGTTCTTCATTGCTGACAATGGCGTAATTAGCCCATACCTGAACAGCGCTCAACTCAGGTACAGTTGCGATGTCGGTTGGTACGACGGGAACAACTGTATTGTTTGTGTCGGCAGGTTGCAGAGAGTTATCCAGGATAAGCAGATCGTTCCAGTTCCTGAAGTTAAAGGTGATCCTCATTTCATTGTAAGGTAGAGCTGCTGTAGGAAGGGCAACACCGGAATCCCTACTAAAGAAGAAAGGTAATGGAAGGTTAAGAGCCTGGGACCTCAACGGATCTCCAACGCCATGTGGTGAAATAAGGCTGTCAACATTTCCTACCATGTTATCATATCCAACCCTCTTACTGGCTGGAACTGTAAATGCTGCCCAAAAGTCAAGATGATAATTATCAAATCGTGCAGCAACAAGATCGTTGAATGAGATGCAACACTCTCTGATAAGATTATGCATGAAATTTCTAGTCCATCTCAATCGACCATTTTCAGCAAACTGATTACCCTGTAAAAGAACCACCTCGGGAATTACTACTCGAAGCCATGTATGAAGCAGATAATCACCCGCCCTGGATATATTCACCGACCACTCTTGATTAAAACCTGGTGATCCAGAACCTCTAGATAGAGCCACAGGTACTTGAGTAAACCAGGTTGATTTCCTGCTTTCCCTTACGAAATAAGCATATGCATCAGAGCTACCATACATATACTTCTCAATTTCATCAAAAGTAGCTAAATCAATGAAACCGGATGTTATATTACTCGTCCCACAAATCGATGTACTCGTCATGTCTTTTGACATAAAAGGAAAAAAATATTATAGAGTACATTGATTATACCTTTTCATATGGTTCAGCTATCTTTAATTTTAATTTATCACTCATATTTTTCTAATAGACATCGGTCTTATTGGTTTCTAACAAATACATACGCATTTCATTCTTGGGAATCAATCGTTGCAAAACATCGTTGAATATAGATGGTGGAAGATTATCTATAGAGTATTTCTGTCGCAAATAAAACAAGTATTCATTACACTCCATAGGGGTCAATTGGGTAAAGAAAATTTGGGATAACATGTCGTGTTCAACAGATGCCTTTACAAGTAGTGGTGAAAAACACATTAATAATATAATTGGTAGTCGCATAATTTATTGTAATATGTGTATTTTTTACTCTTTTACTGTTGGAGATGTATATTAACCATTTCATGGTGGAATATACATCGTACATACAGGAACCGACTGCTCAACGGGATATCGCAATGATTATAGCCAATACAACCACCGCTATACCTATGTAAAATAACCACGTCATCCACCTAGATGGAGATATTATGTCATCAAAAAAATCATTTGCAGCACCCCAGAAATTAACATTAACACAATGACTCCGATATCCAGGTGGAAGATCGATGGATCCGCAATATTTAGAGCATTCACCGTTAGAACAATTACCCAGAATTTCAGTACATGTACCTAACTCATTATTTTTCACCATACATTTGGTAGCTGAAAAGCAATCTTCTGTACCATCACCACAGACATGGTTTACCGCGGTACAACTTAATGGTGTATTTCCACCACATTTTGACATGGTAGTAATTTTACATTTAGTTCCATTAGCATTATGAACCATCCAACACCCGTTCATGGCCTGTCTATGTTCATTGATCATTTTCCACACTTCAGCAATGGTGAGACCAGCGGTTCCAAGAATTACCGATCTTTTAACCCATCGGCCTACCTTGGATTCAGAATTTTTACTAAGTTTTTCTCTTAATTTTGCTATATCCTTTTGAAACTTAACTTTTAAGGATTCGTCGGCTTCTAACGCAGCTTGTAATTGAGAAGCATTATCAATGGAAAACCCAACTTCTCGCTCGACATTGATTCCATCTAATGTTATTGCATCAACAGCTGCTATATCTTTAGTTCCCATCATCGAATTCCATTCATTTTTATATTTACTGATGTATTCAAATACCTTTGGAGGTAGAGATTCCCTAGGAAATTTTAATTCGTCTATCACAACCATGAGATTACCATTGGTTATTCCTTCATGTATTCTATCTAAATTAACAATATCTCCGTCTGTGGTAACCAATTGATAGTTTGCTTCAGACCCTTCTATTCTGAATTTATCCTGAGGAAGATCTAAAAAATTAAGGTCTCCGTTGAACCCACTCTCGTTAAATATATCAAGCGCTGCTGAATCAAGCGTAATACCTGACGTGTTAATGTATTTCATCCGCGTTCTCAACTCTTCAATACCACTTAATAATTCAGCCATTTTTAATAAATAACTAGATTTTATCATAGAGCTCTATGAGCTCGGTGATACTCCATCCTTTCTGACTATGCTAGCCACTTCTAATTTATATTTTTCCATTACCATTCATAAAGATGAACACCCCTGTAATCACCCAAGAAATGAAGGAATCCGATATCAATGAAGCTGCATGTTCGATAATATACAAAGCGTTCAAGTCTACTTATGAATCTACTGATGAGGAAGCAGAGGAAGTGTCCCGTGGAATGATTTATGATGGAGATGAACTGTTATATAATTGTAGTTGTGAAAATTCCTGCAATGCGTTTGGACAAATGTTACGACACGAAGGTACTCTCCATCTCATTGACATCTCTCATAATCTAAATGAGGATGATATTCTTGCTGCCATAGAAGCTGAAGTGCACCAATGTGTATGTCTAAAAATAAATTTGGGAAAATCC